GGAGGCCCTTATGGAGCCGCCCTAGGGCTATGGGGGATGTAGGCTACCCCGATGACAGATTGATGTCAACGACCTCGCCAACATTGACGTAAACGCCCCAGATGGCTATAAACGGCCCCATTGACACCCACGGGGGAGGCCCGCCATGCAACCCGCGATGAATCGAGCCAGGCCGACGACGTCGGAATTCTTGCAGGAGCTACGAAATCATTTCAACGCGAAGTCGGATTATGCGTTGGAAGATCACACCGGATGGGCGCGGCAGCAGATCAGCCGCTACCGACAGAACAAACAGACGTTCAACGACGAGACGATCCTGAAGGTAGCCAAGTGGCTGGCGTACGAGCCGACGTTCATTAGCGCCTGTATGTCAGCTCAAAGAGCCAACACCAACGAGGCGCGCGCGACCTGGGAATGGGCGGCAAAGAAGATCATGACCGCGATCACCAAAGCCGAGCGGAAGAAGAAATACGCCGGCACCATCGCCGCCGTTGTTGTGGGGGTCCTACTCGGCGCCGAGCACGGCGCGCAGCTCATCGAGTACGCGAGCGCCGCCGCGCCTTCACTGTATATTATGTCAAACGCGGCAGCCGCAGCCCTCGCCGCCCTCGCCCTTGTCAGGGTTTTCCTGACGGTCAAATCCCCTTCGCGCGCCTAGAGCGCGGCCCGATAATCGCAGCACAAACGGAGGGGACATGGGACGTTATCGCGTCCCCCCCGAATGGCAAGAGGCCGGGGCGAGATTCGGGCGGGATGATCTACTCTACTTAGCGGAATGGCGGCGCGGATTCACCGTTCACGAGCTGCGCGCGCTCTTTTTCGATTGTCAGCGGGTCCGCACCCTTGAGCGCGAGCTGCGCCAGGCCGTGACAGACCTGGAGCGCGTCAGCCTGGAGCTGTCACAGATCGAGGCGCGCGCCGCCTGGTATCGCCGGCAGCTCGTGCTTGAAGCGAGACTCGGGTCACTACTTGGGCGGATCACCGCGTAAGCGGGCGGCCTCTCGCACGGCGTCAACGAGCTGCGCCTTAAGCTGTCGCTCATTTTCGGCCGCCTGTTCGATTTTCGTCGCGTCCGCCGCCGCCTTCCGCTTTTCCAATTCCACCAGCTCAGTCACGCGAGAATTGACCAGGTCATGCGTGCGGACAGCCTGAAGCAAGGCCGCAACCCCGACGATTGTCGGCGGCATCGCGGCGAGCGCGGCGACCAGCACCAGCGTCCAATTTACACTACCGCCGCCCTTCCCCGCTTCCGGTTGCTCTGACATACCCCCTCACTCGTTCAGCGCCGATTGCTCGCGTACCCAATACTGAAGCGCGTCTAGCTTGTCGGCCGTGCGGATACAGCGGGCATTGTTTCCGGTAACGGTGGCGAGCGCGACGGCAGCGGTAGGGGCCGCTCGCCCTTCTCCATCAGCTCGGGCGGCGGCATCGGGAACGGCACCTGTGGATTTATCGTGCAGCCGGCTCCATTCAGCATCAAGGCACAGGCCAGGATTCTTTTCAACATAGCGGATCACCTCAGTTTCTACCGCGCGCTCCACAACAACGGATGCCGCCTTGACCTTGACGTAGCGCACGCGCACGCGCTCCGTGGCCTTGCCCTGCGCGACCACGATTGCGACGGCGGCGCGGGCCTGGTCCACCTGGTAGTCCCACAGCTTTTTGACGCCCTGGTGATACCCCATGCCGGCAGCGGTCGCGAGCGCGCCGGCAACCACCAGGCCATAAATCAAAATGCGCTGCCAGTTTCCGAGCAGCGCAGCGCCGATCGAAGCAAGCCAGGCCATCAGTCAAAGGCACCAGGTTCCCAAAATTGCGGATCACGCGCAGCGGTCGCGGAAACAACAACGGGCGGCGCCGTGCCGAGCATTTGAGCCACCGCGCGGGTCGAAGGGTCGAACAGCTCCGCGAGCCAGCCGCCGAGCGTTTCCGGCCGGCCGGCGAATTGCGACACCACCCCGGTTGCCGCCTGGTTGAATACGTTTTCTGCGTTGAGCGGATTCACCGCTTGCCCGACAGCCGGCAGCGCGCGCTTGATGCCCCACACCGCGCCCACCACGAGCACCAGGCCCACACCCGCGCCGATCAGCAAAAGATATTTATTCGGCATCACGCCCACCAGTCAGCCGTTCCCGGCTCCGCGTAATAGGCGCGCGGCGTGCGCGACCGCTCGCGCCAGGCCGTGAGCAGCAGATAGACCGCGAGGCCGATCAGCGCCACCGTCAGCAGGTCCGGCGCCTTCATGCGATCACCTGCCCCACTTCGGCCAGGTCAGCGAGAATCTGCGCGGAGTAATTGCGCGTTTCCAGCGGCTCAGCCGGCGCACCAGGTCCACCGCGCAGCCAGGCGGCGACGTTTCCCGGTCCCCAGTTATACGCCTTGAGCGCCAGCTCCCACGTCCCGAATTGCCGCTGCAAGTCACGCAGGTAGCGCGCCCCGTAGTCAATCGCGGCGAACGGCTCACTCGCGTCAATACCAGGATGCCAGCGCGGGACAATCTGCATTATTCCGGTCGCACCGCTGCCGGCATTGAAAGCGTCAGCCTTGAATCGGGATTCCTGCCAGGCGAGCCGCACCACCAGGTCGCGCGGGATGCCATAGCGGGATTCAGCATCGTGCATGGCGAGCACCAGCGCGGCATTGTCCGGCTTCGCGGCGGCGTCTTGCCAGTTTGTCATGAAGCGATGCCCGGTCAGAGCGTAGCCTAGATCATCAACGGCGCCGAGCGCGCCGGCCGCCAGATCATCGAGCGGAGATCCGCCACCGTCAGGCGCGGCGATAGCGCCGGCATTACGCGCGACCACCAGGCCGGCAGCAGCGAGCGTGAATAAAAGCAGAGCGCGGCGCACATGAGAGCCAGGCTATACCGGCTCCTGGTTAAGTTGGAATGAGCAGTGCAGTTGCTTATTTAGGACGTTGATTGCGACAGCGAGCCCCTTGCCAGGCGACACGATAAAAGGCATAGGCAATGCGGGCTGGAAAGTGTCTGAAATTGGCGCCAGAAATCCATCAATCCAATTCCCCGGCAGCGCAGCGGCGTTTTCCTGACGAATTTCCATTGAACAGGCGGGGCCGCCCAGCAGTAGCGGCTGAGGCGTGGAAGTCCCCCCCGTAAACGCGACTGTCGTGCTGAGCATCCTAAAATCTACGGCAGTATCAAAGCAGGCCGCGCGAATCGCCCTGATAACCGCGCGCTTGCCGCTCGCGGCTGGATTCCAGAGCTGGACCATCGAATATTGTGCCGCCACGGCACCGCATATTTTCTGTGTGCAGTAACCCACCCCAGCCGCGCTGAGGGCATAGCCCACATCGAAACTTCCACCAGGCCCGAAAACGGGATAAGAGCCGACACGCCCGCGCGCAATCTGAATTGTCACGTCTTGCGCGATGGTCGAGACAACCTCCACGCGGTCGAAGCCGTCCGGCACGAAAGCAAAATCACCAGGGTCCGCTTTCGTCACGTCCACGTCTATCGGCTTCCCATTTTTGAAGAATGTGCAGTCGAGCGATTCGGCCGTGAAGCCGGTAGCGCGTTTGATGCGGAAGTAGTTGCCGGGATGATTAAACGCCTTGGGGACGGCAGCGGCGAAAGTTTCGCGGATCAGCATTAGCCCCTCGCAAGTTTCAAAATCAGGAACACGCCAGCGAAGGCGCCGGCAGTCCAGAGCGAATCAGCAAGATCATCGGCCGGCGTGTCCGGCCAGGCGCCGGCCGGCGCGAACGGGTCACGGCCAGCGGCAGCGCCACCCACCGCACCACGCAGCGCGCGCCCGATAGCGAGCAGAGGCGACACGGCGGCCTTTACGGTCTGCGCCACTCGCGCCACTTCCGACAGAGACATAGCGGCGGCCGTGCTTTCCACAGTCGGCGCCAGGCCCACATCAGCGGCCGTGAACAGGCCCATATCAAAAGCGCCGGTCTCCACCATCGGCGCGAACACTTCGGCAGCGGCGACCTCGGGCGCGGACACGAACGGCGCGAACACTTCGGCAGCGGCGACCTCGGGCGCG